CAATGGGTTGGGGTGTATCTGCTGAGGTAAACCCTGCCTATGAAAACTTAGGAATGGATGCTGCTAGTCCTATGGCTTTGGGTCTTATTCAAAGCAACATTAGTTTTGAACTATTTTTAAATCGTATAGAAGACTTTAAGTACATAGACGAAAACGGATTAAAAAATGTACAAACGGGAACACAAACAAGAAACAGATTTGCGGGTGAAACCATTGGAATTGTTGCTGAGCCAGTCCCTTTGTATGGAAAAATTCCTAACCCTTATCCATACAAAGTTGATGATTCAGAGTTGCAACTTATTTATAACAAAGGAACTATGTACGATCTAGAATACTTGTTTAGGGTTGTTATGGGCTTTAATGCCAACTACAAATCAACCCTAAACGGTGTAACCGCAGATCGTGGTTGGATCTCAAATATCGCTGTCGAACTTCACCTAGGTGCAGGGCTTCGTTACCGTGTTCGTATTTCTAGTTTAGATGTTACACACATTGTTTTTAATGAACGTATGGTGCCAATACTTTCTAAAGTCACCATGCAATGTACCCGTTACTACGATAGCCCTCTATCTTCTACGGATAAGACGTCAATTCAAGCAAGCAATGGTGGAACTGCAATCTCCACTTCAACGAACGGATAACGTGTATGATATTTTTAGATAGCCGATATGTTGATGGCTCTTTGTACAAGGCTCGGAATGCTCGTACAGCAAAATTTGACGTAACAGTAACAAGAACATTTCCTACATATACTGTCGAACCCTTCTATTACGAGTGGGTAGAAACAGACAGATTAGATATTCTTGCCTTGAAATACTTAGGTAACTCTGAACTTTGGTGGCAAATACTAGACATCAATCCAGAAATATTAGACCCATTTGACATTGCTCCTGGAACTGTCATAAGGATCCCTAATGAATAGCAGTTTACAAAACAGACAGGGGTCGTCATTCTCTGTAACATTCCCTGATTTTCCTAGTTTTAGTTTAATACCTCACCATTTTCGTTTGTACCAAGAGGTAGGTAAACAAGACGTAATAGAGATAACCTATTCTCAATTCACACAGTTTTATTACAAGTCATTAAAACAAGGTGTTCCTATAAAGATGACCTGGAATAACGGTACGGTAAATGGGACATTTTATGGTTATATTTATGACGTCTCTTTCACAACGCACCAGGCCATGCAGAGAGATACTGTGATAAAGGCTATCGGAGCATCACTGTCTCTAAAAGAGAACAGCACAAAAATCTGGCTAAATAAAACTGCCTCAGAGATCGTAACAGACATTGCTAAGACGTTTAAACTTAAGCCTATCGTCACCCCACATGACGTAAGGTTTAGCCAACAGTCAATGGTAGGCCATACTTACTGGGAAAAGGTTCAAGAGTTAGCCAAAAGAATCGGCTATGTTGCTCAGGTATACGGAACTGAACTTCACTTTCATCCTGTAGATACTATGATCGATAAGTTTTCTTCCGCAATTCCTGTGTTGGCATTTACCGACCCCTTTTCTAACCCCTGGGAAAGCGACGTGTCGCAAACACTGGACATGTTTAAGCCTCGTGTAAGCGATTACGCAGACCTTGCATCGCACTCTAAAAAAGAAAAAAGTATTTCTGGTATCGATCCTGTAACTGGTAGTACCTATACCTCTACAGCATCACCCTCTAGGGTTGGAAAAAACTTACGGTCAGAAGTTAAAGACCCTCTTTTTAAAGAACACCTACCTACACTCATGACTAGCAGTAAAGCAATGTCGAAGTCTATTGCTGATGGTCAGGCTCAACTATCTAGGTTTAGCGTCAGAGCAAACGGGGCAGGACAAGGGGATCCACGGATCTCTCCATACAGAACCATTGAGATCAATGGAACTGGTGACACCACTGACGGATATTGGATCGTGACAAAGTGCACTCATTTCTTAGCAGTAGATGGTCGTTACCAAATTGACTTTGAATGCATGACAGATGGCGTAGGAAAAAGCCTATCTTCTCCTTCCCGCCCAGCAGTAGCCAGTGTTATTCCAACTAGAAATGTTATTGCTGAGTTAAAATCTGGAGTTCAGGTTAAGCCTACACGGTCAACTTTGAGCCGCCCAACTATCATGAGCAATGAGACTAAGACTGGTTTTAAGGTAACAAGTAGCAGATGGGTAGGAAGATAATGACTGAAAAAGCAATCTCTCTTCCGTTTACACTAGACGTGTATGGAAAGATCGCAGTAACTACTGACCAAAACAAAATTTGGCAAGACAAAGTTCTTTCAGTAATAGGGACTACCATGCGTGAAAGAGTGATGAGGCCACGATTTGGCACATTAATTGCGGCTAAAACTTTTGATAATGAAACATTGGCTGAGGCTGAAATCCAGTCTGAGGTAGAATACGCATTCAACACTCAACTAGGCCTGCTTACACTAAGGTCTGTTACAAGTTCTTATGACTCCTACACTGGAAACACCAGCGTAGAAATCGTATATGACCTTCCAAATAACCAAACTATAAGCACAACCGTTGGTCTAGTTTCTATCAACGGCAACTCAATACCGTACCAGGAGAACGCATGACCACTACTCCAGCCTCGATCATCCCCGTCTCTGTAGATTACACAGGCAGGGATTACTACGCAATTAGAACAGAGTTGATTGCCCGTATTCAAGACCGTATTCCTGAGTGGACTGCTTCTGACCCTGCTGACTTTGGCGTTGCTTTGGTAGAAGCCTTTTCTTACTTGGGCGATCTGATCTCGTACTACATTGACCGAAGTGCAAACGAAAACTTTATAACAACTGCTGTTCAACGCAGTAGCGTTCTTAACCTTGCCGCTAGTTACGGTTATGTTCCCGTAAGTTATCGTCAATCTTCTGTAACGTTAACTTATACCAACACTTCAGCCACAGATTACACAATACCTGCTGGGACCATTGTCTCTGGCGACATCATTTCCTCCACAACAAAGACATCTGAGACTGTTTATTTTACGGTATTGGCGGATACCTTTATCCCTGCACAAGCAAACGGAGTTCCAGGAACTGGAACAGTGTTGGCAACTCATGGTCAATCTATTACCCTGGTAGACACTGCTAACTCTGACCCAAACTACGGCGAGTTAATTGGAACCTCTAGTGGTTTGCCAAATCAAACAATGCCGTTGCTTGAAACACCTGTTGTAGATGGGTCTGTTGATGTCTATGTGCAAGATGGAGATCAGTTTATCAAGTGGACTCGTGTAACAAACCTTCTTGATTATGGTCAAAATGATATTGTTTATACGACAATCGTAGATGAATATGACGTAGTAACAATTCAGTTTGGTGACGGCGTAGGTGGAGCAATCCCTAGTAAGTACGAAGAAGTTCGTGCTGTCTATACTGTTGGTGGCGGCTCAATTGGTAATGTCAGCACAAACATTTTAACAACAATCCATTATGTTCCTGGTTTATCTGAAAACCAAGTTACAGCCTTAACTAACGACATTGCTGTAACTAACCTCGAAACTGCTCTTGGTGGTTCAGACCCAGAAAGTACAGATCAAATCCGTATCAGTGCACCACTGTCTGTTCGTTCTGGTAATCGTGCAGTAACTCTTAAAGACTATGCAAGCCTTGCTCAAAGAGTTGAGAACGTCGGTAAATCAAATGCAACAGCAAGTATTTGGACATCAGTAACCCTGTATGTTGCTCCTATCCGTTTGTCTAGTGATTCAGACATTGCTCCAGGGTTAGACTCTAATGGGAGCCCAACTTTGGAATTTACAAACTTGGCTACATCTGTTCAATCATACCTATCAGATAAGATTTTAATTGGAACAACTGTTTCAGTACAGCCTCCAACGTACGTAGATGCCAACATTACTATTCAGTACTTAAAATTACCTCAGTACACAACTACAGAGGTAGAGACTGCACTAAAGACCAAGTTGCTTACGTACTACGGCTACACGGGCATGTACTTCCAAGACACTATTTATCCTCAAGATATTGAGGGTGTACTTCGTACAGTTGCTGGAGTAAGTACCGTACAAATCTCTCAACTGTATCGTCATGGAGCCTCTGCTG